ATAATATCTATATTACATAATATCTATATTACATAATATAATGGCATTATTTAAAAAAAATTATTTATATGAATTACCAGAAGATATTCAAATTATTATATATAAAATAATTTTTAATAAATGTATTGATAATATACAAAATGACAAAAACATAAAATATCTAAACAGATTGTATAATGCTACTAATAATCCAAATAATACTTGCGTTTATTCTATAATACCCAAAGGATTATTTTCAAATGGAGAAGAATACAAATATAAAGATATCATTTCTCAAGATATTTTTATAAATAATACAATGAAAAATATAATATATTTAGACCGCGCGCATTTAATTGCAAATACTTCACATTTACACATCAATACAATTAGTTATTATTTATATCCGCTTTTTACAGCCAATAAAACTTTGAGAAAATATTTAACAATCCGCTTTAACTTGATTAAATATTATAACAAGGAACTAATACAAAAAATTGTGGTTATTGAAGACCGTGTCAATGTTATTTTTACACAATCTTTTAAGTGTAATGCAGATATTTATTATAACATAATGGTAGGTTATAATGTATTATATAATTCACTAAGTAATATAATATATAGCGAGGAAAATGCTATAATGTTTAACAATTTTGTGGAAATATTTAGATGGATTGAAGCAAATAATATATTAGAAGGATATAATATAAATAATGATAATATAATCCCAATATTTGAAAATCTAAAAAAATAATTTCTAATATATAAACTTAAATACATTAAATACATTAAATACATTAAATACATTAAATACCATATACACAAATAAATGCGTGGTTATATTTATTGTATATCCTATAACATCCCACCAGAAGAACACAAAAAATATAGCAGATTCAATGAAATTATAGGCGCATCTGGCTGCGAAGGCTGCGATAAATACACTCGTTATTATATAGGTGCAAGTTCTTCACTCCCTTTCTATATACTGATAAAACGAAATAATGACTTAATATATCCTCAAGCGCCACCACATCTAAGACCTACGCGATACAAGTGTTTATTTGCTAAATATGTGAAAGATTTGTCAAATGAGAAAGCAAAGCTTAATAAGTTATTGCATAGCAAGTGTTTTGCAATAATGGACGCAGAGCAGCAAAAAATGCTTCACCCAGAACATAAGAAGGGCGAGTTTGTAGAAATGGAAACTACTGAAGATTATAAATGGCATAGACATTGGAGCGACAATGGTTTTCTTCCATCTGTGATATCACTTGAATATATCATATCATTATTTGAGTTATCTATTGGTGATTACATAGATATAGAAATAGACAATCTGTATGACAATTACGATAGCATATCAAAAGACTACGAAGAATATGTTATTTGTGAAAGGATTGAGCGTGCATTTTGTAAGTTAGATAAAGAAGCTAAAGCATATAAAGCAGCTAAAGAAGCTAAAGAAGCTAAAGCATATAAAGCAGCTAAAGAAGCTAAAGAAGCTAAAGAAGCTAAAGAAAAGATAAACTCATAACCTACCATTTTATATGACAGCATACATACGATATGTATAATAATTTATAATAATAAACATACAAATTGAATATACATATAGTGATACTAATATAAAACTATAAATCTTATCTATACAGTTTTTTTCACTTAGTGTTATAGGAATATAGAATGGATAATTAATATTTTTCTTAATTTCATTTAAGTCATTAACAATAATATCAATTTTATTACTCAACCTCGCAAAATCTGCTTCTTTACACATCAAATCTATAAATATTTTATTTGTTCTCCCTTCATATCTATCAACAATATTGTTTATTTTCTTATCATATTTTTCAGTAAAATAATAATAATCATTAGATATATTAATAATATCATCCTCTGTATTTTCAATATAATTTTGGAAATCTTTTTGCGAATTTATAGACGGAATAGATGCAAGTGATGTATTTGAACCCGAAGAGCCCGATGCACCTCGCTTCATAGATTGTTGAGATGTTAACGAACCCGAAGATCCCGAAGCACCTCGCTTCATCGTTTGTTGAGATGTTAAAGAATCTGAAGATCCCGATGCACCTCGCTTCATAGATTGTTGAGATGTTAAAGAATCTGAAGATCCCGATGCACCTCGCTTCATAGTTTTAATATAATATTAAAATATCTATATATCATTTTTTATTATAAGTGCTGCTATGATATTCTGTATACGCTGATATGATATTTTTATTTATTTTATTTACAACTCTTTTATCAGGATAATAATGATAAAAGAATTTATTATTATTAAATATTAGACGCCATAATTTATATACATAATTACATTTGCATATAAATATCAACGCGGATACATTAGGACATATGTCTTTATTTAGATATCTAAGTTCCTCATCCATATCTATGCTATATATATATTTGGTTTTTTCATAAATATCATAAATGGTCTTTGAATTTTTAATGCTGCTTAAAAATACCTTATATAATTCAGGAATTACTAAGAGCTGCATTTTATCACTAAAGAATGTATGCAGTGATTTAGCACCATCTCTTGAAAAATGTTCATCATAATACTTGATAATGAAGGATAAATCAACAAATGTTTCAAAATCTATGCTATATATATTGCTATTTATTCCATCAATAATCCGTGTATCTGTTGCAATATTATTATATATGCTAATATTATTTAGAAATATATCATCATATTCACAAGGTGATAATAGCATATGCTGATCCAAAATATTAGTATAATCATATAGAAAATCTTTCATTAAATAACTATGAATATTTGATTTATATTTATAGGGATACTTTATTCCATTGCGATAATAATTATAGATTGTAAACCTTTCCTTAATTCGTTTGCTGATTAATGCCGAAAAATTTGAAAGGGTTTCAATCGTCTTATAGTGATTATTGAAGATACAAGGATTATCGCTATCATTTAGAACTGCTACAAGATTACTAATATTTAGCTCAGTAATTCCTGTAATTCCATTGGTTATTGATGAGTAATAGACATCACTTCTAATATTATTATAAAATCTCAAATATATATATTTTTTATAATTGAAGGATTGTATAAAATCATCAAGATAAAAGTGAATTAATTCATAATAATCGCCATTAGCGCTATCGTATGCTTTAATATCTTCGCATATGCTTTCAACTTTTAGAGATTTTTCATATTCATAGCTTGCTATATAATTATTATAATCTTCAAAAACTTCTTTTTTATTCTTGATATCTTTTTCTACATCAAGATATTCCTTTATAACATTTTGCTTTATATCATCGGGTATATTATTATAATATTCTGACATTGTTCTTAACATTGTATTATATATTAGGAAAATATTTATATATAAAAAATGATATATCTATTATAGTTATTATAAGGGAACTTAGAGTAGTCTAAATCAAACAATGAAATCTCTTATTATTGTTGAAAGTTTTACAAAGACTAAAACGATTAAAAAATATTTAGGAGATCCCGATGTAGTAGTTACATTTTCTGGAGGACATATCTATAATTTGCCAAAAGATACTTTGGGTTTTGATACGGATACTTGGAATATTAATTATATTCCTACAAATCCCAAGATAATTAAGAATATTAGAGAGCTGGCGCAAAATGCTGATATTATATATTTAGCAGCCGACCCTGATTTAGAAGGCGAAGCAATTGCTAATAGTCTTAAAAAGTGTCTTGGAAATATCATTAAAGACAAGATATGCCATCGCATCACATTTAATGAGATTACAAAGAATGCTGTTATAAATGCTATAGAAAATCCAAGGACTATAGATATTGACAAAGTGAATGCTCAAGAAACGAGGCGAATTGTAGATAGATTAATAGGATACAAGGTATCGCCTGTATTATGGAGTAAGTTTAATAAAAATTATCTAAGCGCTGGAAGAGTTCAAATCGCAGGGCTTATTATATGCATTAATCAAAGAACTCGCATTATTGAAAAAGAGATTTTGCCATATTGGACAATAGATTGCAAGTTTTGCATTGAAAAAGACCTGTTAATTACTGGAACATTAAATATATATGCAGATGATAGCAAAAAATTAATAGAATATAAAATAAGGGATGTCAATATTGTCAAAGAGATTTTAAATAATTTAAGTATCAATACTAAATATAAAATAAGTTATGAAACAAAGCTAAGGAATGTTAGCCCGTCGCCGCCATACACCACAACGACACTTCAGCAAGATGCCTATAATAAATGCAGGTTTAACTCAAAGACCACTATGAAATTAGCACAGGATTTATATGAACACGGGCATATTACTTATATGAGAACGGATTCAACAAGTATAGCTGAAGATGCCAAGAAAATGATTTTATCATATATTAAAGAAACTTATGATAAGCCTGCGTCGCCTTCATTTGCTAAATATAGAACTTATAAAACAAAGGTAGCAAATGCACAAGAAGCACACGAAGCCGTTAGGATAACAAATCCAAAATATAAAACAGTATCATTTGAAGGATATACTAAAAGCCACGAAAAGTTATATGAGCTTATATGGAATAGAACTGTAGCATCTCTAATGGCAGATACAGTATATATTGATGTATTCATTACATTCATTACAGTCAACGCAGCCAACGCATTAAATAATATCTTCTGTGCTACTAAGTCATTTTTAAAAGAATTAGGATTCAACATATTATTTGATGCTAATATTGAAAACCCTGAGGAATTTCTAAATATTATTAAAAACAATAATTTTACAGCAATATCCAAAGAATACTCTTCTCAAGGCACAATAGATAATATACCATCGCTTTACAATGAAGTTCAGTTAATTAAAGAATTAGAAAAAGAAGGTATAGGGAGACCATCAACATATTCGTCTATCATTGACAAGCTATTAGAAAAGAAATATGTTGAAATAGGAACGAACCCGCATCAAGAATATGAGATTGAATGTTTTAAGAAGAAAAAGGAACTTGTTATATCAGCTAAGAAAATTAATCTTGGAGGAAAGCAAAAAGATCTTCTCGTGCCTACAGAGTTAGGTTTAGATGTTATTAAGTATATATATGAAATATTTCCTTACTTATGCGATTTAAAGTTCACTTCAAAAATGGAGGATGAATTAGATAAAATAATAAATGCAAGTATTACTAAGGATGTTATCTTAAATGAACTATATAATAAAATTAAATTATCAATAGATACGGTGGATATTTCTGGTGGTGTCAGCGGTAGCAGTGGTGTCAGCGGTAGCAAAGAGAAGAAAACAGGGATTCTAACAACCCGCTTTGGAACTTGCTATTATAACAAGGAATTAGATAAGTATACAAATATAGAACCCTATCTTAAATGGAAGCAATTAACAAAGGAGGGGCTAACAGATAAGGATATTAAATTTATAAGTTCTTTACCAAAACCCATAGAATATTTAGGAAAAAAATATGATTTACATTTAGGCAAATATGGAATTTACTTAAAAGATATTAAAAATAATAATCATAAATTAGATAAGAAACTTTGGGATAGCTATTGTTAGCGAAGATAGCGAAGATAGCGAAGATAGCATAGTTAGTCATAAGCAGACATCCCTTTCTTACCATTCTTATACCAGGATAATATATAATTATCTGTAAAATTAGGATGCACAGTATCATTATGATAATCAATATCAATGCAATTATCAATCAAACTATTGCATTTTTTACAATGCCATTTTAAATTATTATTCATTTTTGTATTATATTATATAAATAATATATATTATATCAATTTTTAGATTATATCTATTTTTTAGATTTTAGGTTTTTATTAAGCTTATTAAGTTCAAAAGCAATATTAGATAATGATGTCGCGATTGAAACGCCATATTCATCAGTAAAGAAGTTATTGAATACATTATATAGATCATCGGGAGTCAAGCATTGTCCTCCTCCTGCTTCATCTTCTTCATCTTCGTCATCTTCGTCATCTTCGTCATCTTCGTCGTCTTCGTCATCTTCGTCATCTTCGTCTTCGTCTTCGTCTTCGTCATCTTCGTCATCTTCGTCATCTTCGTCATCTTCGTCATCTTCTGCGCCTTCCTTAGCGCCTTCTTCATTCTCATTCTCTTCAATATTTTCAATATTCTTGATGACTTCTTCATCTTTTAGAGTATCGGTTTCAGTTTCCGTTTCATCGCACTCCTTGATATATACATTATCTTCTTCCTTGATAGTGCATCTGGAAGATTTCTTATTCTTTTTAGTTTTAGGCATTCCTCGCATACCAGGCATACCTTGCATACCCTGCATACTATTTAAAAATGCCATAATATCAATACTATTCATATTATCCTTGTTCATATCTTTATCTTCCTATCTTATATATTAATAATATTTCTTATATATTTTTTTATAAGTTATTATATTAAGAGGTTGATAATGATTAATTATTTCCTATATATTACAGGGTTTTTATTTGGCGTATTAATAATTCTAATGCTAATAACAGACAATGGTGATTTTAAAACTCTATTTAAAAACACAAAAGAATACTTTGATAATGGAGCAAGTAATACAGCTGAAAGCGAATCCAAAAAATATATAGAAACCAAAATAATAAAAGTTGCAGAGGTCGCGCCTGTTTTAAGAGAGGTTATTATATCACCTGATACTATTAGCACAGATATAGTGAGCTCTGTATTGACTAATACAGAGATAATAGATAATTATAATTTTAATAAATTATTGAAAAAGAGAGAGATGCGTATATTGATATCTTCTTATAACAATGATAATATTAATAAATTAGATTGGATTACAGATAACAAGAGCTACAATAATAATACCAGCGTTAAATTAAGCAGCAATGATATTGTAAAGGAATTCAATAATCTAAATCCTTTTGTAAATGGATATAATATCCATAATGTTAGCATTGAAGGCCCTCAAAATTCTGTAATATATGAGAAAGAGAAGAGTATAAGTAAATTCTCTATTTTATTTATGTTTATGCACAAGAAGTTTCATAGTAATGTTAATAATTTATTTATAATTTATGGAATGGATAATAAAAATATAGTGATTAACATTAAAGACAATGAGTTCAATAACAATAATTACTATAATGTTAATAACGATATTAATGATAACAGCGATTTGAACGGGGTGTATGATAAGAACGACATAAATAAAAGCATTAATTTATTAAATAACTATCATTACTATGAAAATTATGATATATTATCAAACAAGGCTAAGGAGCAAAAATCTTACAAACTCTCATATTTTGAAAAATTATATACTGTAGAAATAATAATAGATGACAGCGTATATAATATTAACGATATAAATATGGAGACACTGAAGAAAGAAATAACATTCTTTGGTCTAATAATGAATAAAGAAGATGTAGTCTTTCATTTGAATAATACTAAATATGAATTTAAAAGAAATACTGATAGAGATATTAAGATTGACAAGAAGCCGTTTGTTATTAATAAAAATAAAACTTGCGAGATTGTTCTATATAGCTTTGCATACTTTAATGAAGCAATAAGCGACAAGGATTTGAAAACATTTAAATTATATAATAAATATAAACTATATGGAATTCATAATAGCGAGGAAGAGAAAACTCCAATACAACCTACAATTACGCCTCGCGAGATGAGCAATGCTAAGATTGTTATACCTGGCGTTTTGCCAATGGACAATGTAAACAATACAGAGATTGGCAAAGCTATCATAAATAATGCATCTACTAAAACTATAACAACTATTACAAAGATATAATAATGATAATGATGTATGTATAGTATATAAACCTAAATTACATTTATATTTTATAATGATTAAAGCTGCCATATTTATTTTAACACAAAACACCATAGAGAGAAGAGTATATTTGAAAACGAGCTTATATTTCCTTTTCAAAAACTATAATGCTAAATATAAATACCCTGTAATTATACTTCACGAAGGTGATTATACTGAAGAAGCAAAGAATGAGATTATTATGGGAATACGAAGCGAATGCCGTAATTTAGTTAAGTTTCAGCAAATAGACGATGAGGATTTTTGTATTCCAGCGCATATTGACATAGCGAAGATGAACAGTATTATTGATCTTCGTGTCGTCCCTTACTGGCGTAATCAAAAATATCGTTCTATGTGCTCTTTTTGGATGAAAAACTTCTATAAATATACAAAGGATTATAATTATGTAATGCGCCTGGATGATGATAGTATTATAGAAGAGCCAATAAAATATGATTTATTTGAATTAATGAGAGACAAGGATTATACATATTTATCTAACATAATCCACCTTGACTGTAGCCTTTGCAATTATGGAATGAAGGACTTTTTCCTAAAACATTACGAAGATAAGAAGGATAAAATTAATGATTTATTTATGGATCACACTCTAAATAGTGAGAATGGATACTTTGAAAATTTTAAGAAACTTTATAAAAATCTTCATAACGAAGAATATATTGGAAATTCAAAAGAACTTAGTATGCCTTTTATGTATTATAATAATTTTAATATTATTAATGTTGATATTTGGAATACGCCAGAAATACAAGATATTGTAAATAAAATAGATGAACAAGGCTATATATTTTATTGCAGATGGGGAGATGCGCCTTTGCAGACAATCATCCTATCGCTTTATGATAGCAGTAGGATAACTAAAGTAAATTTCAAATATAGCAAAAGACTACAGCGCGAAGCATTTAAAGATGATGCGGGTTCTCTACATTCTTTTATGCCAAACGATTATGAAAATAATAGCTGCGTGGTAAAGAATACTGAAAAAGCCGAAAAAGAAAAAAAATAAGTCGTTGTTAATCAATTTCACTAATAGTATCATTCATTTTTGTGTCATCTCCAGATACTGTAGAGATATTTATAATTTCAGTTTCATAGAAATAATAGAAGGATTTTAGTTGTGATAGCATTGTATATATGTTTATGTGTATTTATATGTTTATATGTTTTTTAGTAAAATTGATTATATAAATGATATTTATATATTTATATATAATAAATAATAAATAATAAATAATA